GTTGTCAAGGAGGCGTGTTTCGCGCTGGTCGATGTTTAGCAGCCCAGACGCGTCAATGGCCCTCTGCCGAGCGGCTGCCTGCGCATCCAACTGCTCGTTCACGCCTCGGAGCGACTCCTCCAGCCTGTCGGATGCGGCGGCGAGCACCCCAAGCGATACGGCGCCACCCTCGGCCCCATTCGCTACAACGTCAAATCGCCTCTTCTGCTCCTCCAGTTGTCGCTGTGCTTCCGCTGGGAGCGCCCGGAACTGCTCCTGCAAAGCCCTTGCGCGGGCGAGTTCCGACTCCATCGTGCGGACGACAGGGCCGAATCCGCTCACGGCCGGTCGCTGCCGCTCCATGACGCCGGCCGTCGCGTCCTCGAAGGCGTTTGCGTTCCTGCGGGCGGTCACACCGCTACGCCTATCTCGCTCTGCGTCATCAAATCTATTCTGCGCGTCGGCGAGTTGCTGCGCTGCCGCCGCAGCCTGTCTTGACAGTGTGATCTCCTGCTCCAACTGATCGTTGATCTCTCGCAACCCGGCCACCTGGCGGTTGTACGCCGCCTCTGCCGCCTGGGCGTCGCCGTTTCGCGTGACGCGGATACGCTCGAGAGTGGAGAGGAGGCTCTGTGCCTCCTGGGCCGCCTGCCGCTGCTGGCCGACGAGCGCCGCCACGCCGCCGCCCTGTATCTGATCGGGCGACAGCGACGCCGCCTGCTGCTGAAGTGCCGCGGCGCGGGCAGCTTGCTGGGCGAATCCCGGCTGCTGGAAACGGAGTTCCTGCCCCGACGCCAGGCTGCCGGCCGTCTGGCCCGCCTCTCGCAGGCGAGTCGCGGCCTGTGCGACGCGGTTGATCCTCGCCTCGAGGTTGGCAAAGTCACGCTCGCTCACCCTGGCACCGCTGCCTAGAGACACGCGGAGCTGCTCGGCGGCCTTCTGCGCTGACTCGAGGGCTGGGGCGAAGTTCCTCTGCACCTGCGCCGACAGGCCGGCAAAGTCCTTCGCGGCCTGCGACACCGGCTTGGCAATCCGTTCGGCGGCCTCGGCAAACTGCCGGATCGCCTGAACTTCCTGCTGGTTGACGAGCTTGAGATTCTGCCCGACGCCCAGCTTGAGCGCCCGCTGCAACTTCTGCAACGGCGTCAAGATGTTGTCGAACTCTTTGCCAGCGCGGCTCGTGGCGCCGGAGATGGTGCTCTGAATCTTCCGCGCGAACTGGGTGACGTCCTTGGCGCCGTTACTCAGGCCGCGGGACAGCCCCTTGGAGTCTGCCGTCAGGATCGCCGAGATTTTGCCGAGATACCCGCGACGGCTCATCGTCTCATCCTTGAGGCTGCTTCAACTTCATCAGTTCCGTCAGCATCGACTCATGCGATTGCTTCGGTCGCTTCTGTGCCGGGATGAACACATCCTCGTCAGGCACTCGCTTGTAGTTGCCCGACGCGGCCATGATCGTCCTGCATATCCTCGCCGTCTGCTGCCAACTGTTCCCCAGCGGCCACCGCTGCTGGTACGCGAACCACTCCGACAGCTCCTGCGAGTCGACCGTCTCGAGCAACTCTCGCACCGACCGGCCCAGCGCCAAGGCTAGGTCGAAGTAGAACTTTCGCTCGGGGCGGTCGGTGAATCGTTTCCCAGCGTCTCCACCGCGCTGTCGGTGAAGGCGTTGTGCTGCCACGCCTTGTCGAACAGGCGGTTGATCACGACGCTGGACTTGTCGCCAAGGGCGTCGATGTCGGCGTCACCGAAGAGCCGCTCGCCGTTGTCGTCGGCCAGCGTCATCACGAGGAAGCGGACGCGGAACGCCTTCATCTTCTGCTCGCTGTACGCCTCCTCGAAGCGATCACGCTCCGTCCCGCTGATGGTGCGGATATGGACGTCGCCGCCCCACTCAGGGACCGGGACCGCCTCAGACAACTTGACGTCCTTCGCCGCCAGAATCTTCGCCTTGCTCAGAGCCATGAATCACGTTCCTTGGTAATCAGTGACACGAAACTTCGCAGAACCACGAACAACATCGCCAACGCGAGCCTCCACGTTGGCAGACTCAAGAATCACTCGCGCAGCCACGCTCCATCGCGGGGACGCAAATACCAGGGGTCCGACGCCGCGAACCGCCTGCGTGATGTCGGAGGACGACGTCACGATGAAGTCGACGGAGATGCTGGCGCCGCTCCATTCGCCAGTCGGGACGAGCACGCTTGCGCCGGGAGCGTCAACCACAGAGGTCATATCCACGACCTCTGCGGTTGGCGTCTCGACATTGACTCCGACGACCGCACCTGAGAATGTGGCGCGGGAGCCAATGAACGTAAATGTCGCCCCGTGGGCTGCGAATCCCGCCATCGCTTACGCGACTCGGAACGTCGCACTCCCGCTGACAAGGGCGCCGACGGAGCCGCCGATCGAGGACGACGCGATCGTCGCGTTGCCGCTGAACGAGAGCGGGCCGGAGATCGACAGGCTGCCCGACACGCCGGCGGTGAGGATCGTCGTCGAGATGTAGTCGATCTGCACCTCACGGTCGGTGGCAAAGCCGCCGACGTACTCCCGGCGGCCGTTCGGGGCGATGCCCAGGTGGCTGCCGTCGATGAGGTCTTGCGTGTCATTGACCTGGACCGAGGTGACGGTGAGGTTCGAGCCGCCGAACGAGAACGTCAGTCCCTGTGCCGAAACGCCTGCCATGAGTCGCGCCTCCTTGCGCCGATGTCGTGACCTGTAGGGTTAGTCGGCGGCTTCCTGCCACCTGATCTGGTACAACTGCCGGACCTCGTAAGCCGGCGGGAGTTGTGCTCCCACGGCCGTCGGGTCCAAGAAGTCGTCAGTCTCGCTGACGAGCCTCATATCTTGGATTGTAGCCCCGGCAGCGGTGCCGGTGTTGCCATCCAGCGCAAGCCGGACGGCGTCCCCCAACTCCCGGGCGGCGTCGTGGGTGAGCGCCCAAGAGGCGATCTGGATCGAGAGGAGGGGCATGAACATCGGCCCGGCCAGGCTGGCCTCGCGGATGATGTTCTGCCGCTTGTAGACCACGAACGGGAAGCCGGCCGACTTCGGTACGGCGATCGGGTAGACGTTGAACCCGACGAGCCTGGCGACCTGTGGGGAGGTCGTCAGCCGGTAGTAGACGTAGTCCTCTGGCTTCGTGATCACTGAAGCTCCTCGATGTAGTTCCGCATGTTCGCGATCAGCGCGGCCAGGACGGCCGAGGAGTTCTCGGAGATCGTCCTCTCCATCGGGTGCTTCGCCGGCATCGGGCGGTACGTCTCGCCAGGATGAAGCGTGACCGGCCGCTGCTTTCCGCCGCCCTTCGGCGTCCAGAAGTCATGGTCGCCGCCGCTGCCGGCCTTCGCCTGCCTGGTTCGCTCGTTCTTCGACCCCATGAGGAAGTAGTATCCGCGGCTCATGCTGGCGAACTGCTTGTCGTTGAACGTGCCGGCCCGGTTCATCTTCCCATTGATCATCTGGTGGACGTTGATGTAGGTGCGACGGCCCTGCGTGCCGGGGCGGCGGGGGCCAGTCCCGAACTCGACCAGCCAGGCATGGTTGCCGCTCCCCATATCTGGGTCGGCCCCGACAGGGCCGGTGACGCGGGGGCCGGTGACGGCGACCGTCGCACCGTCGTACTGCCGGATTCGCGTCGCGATGGACTTGGAGAGGTTGTCGGTGACGTTGTTGATCTTGGAGCGGTAGCCCTTGACCAGAATCTCCGACGCCCTCTTGACGGCCTTCGCGCGGAGTTGCCCCGGGTCGCGCTGCGCCCGCAGGGCCATCAGTTCCAGCTCCTTGGCGATCTCTCGAGCGCCGGCGGTCTGGATACTGACGAATCCCTCGACGATCTGCCGGGCCGACCGGCCGCCGAAGTCGCGCGGCTGTGTTGCGTCGATCTGGATCGCCATCACTGCACCTCGCGGGCCAGGATTTCCAGGGCCGTGCGGTTGTCGCGCTCGACGACCGCCGCAATTTCCATGTTACGGCCCCGCCAGACGAGGCGGTTGAGATGCGTGACGTCGGCACGGTAGCGGATGCGGATGCGGTGAGTCGCGATGACGTTCGCCTGCTGGGCCTGGAGGATGTCCCGGCTCGACAGGCCATTGACGCTCCCCCAGACAGTCGCCACGGTTGTATCCCAGTCCATGACCGTCTCGCCAGACGGCTTCCGTACCTCCGTCTGGGCCTTGATCGCCACGCGCTCCCGCATCTGGCCGATGATCACGCCACGGTCCCTTCGCCCACGAGGACGATGTCGTAGGCCGCGCCGCTCGAGCCGGCGACCGTCACGCCGGCCGCCGTCATCCCGGCCGCCGACGGGTCACACTGGGCCGCAGCCGCCCCGGGGGCCACCGACACCCCTCCAGCCGGAAACGGGCCGCCAGCGAACGACAGGGTCGCGGTTCCCGAATTGCGAACAAGCCAGCCCTTCACGGCCGTCATCGTCACCGTCGCCGGCGAGCCGCCGCGCGAGTCGGCGAGGGCCGACAAGAGCAGCGTCTCAGAAGACCCGGCCAGCGTGCGTCGGCCGCTCCAGGCCACCTGGGCCTGGTTGGCGGCCGTGCCGTCGGAGAGCGTCACCGAGTACGTCGCCGGCGTCACCCGGATGGACCGGGAGATGTCGGCGTCGGCCGTTTCGTGGGCCACAATCGACAGGTTGATCTGTGCGGAGAGTGCCATCGGTCAGGTTCCCATGACGTAGATTTCGTACTGCTGCCCGGCCGTGCCGCCGACCCGAAGGATGCTCCCGCCGGACGTCGTGGCGAAGCCGGCCGAGTTCGGGCAGGACAGCAGGAACGCCCCGCCCTCGCGGATCGGGTAGCCGCGGAGCGTCAACGCCCCAAGGTTGATCAGCGGCGAGAAGTTCCACGACGTAACGTCCTGCCGGAAGACGCTGAACTGGCTCCCCGTCCAGCCGGCCGACAGGGCGATCTGGCTAGTGGACGACAGGTTCTTCAAGCAGAGCAGCTTCACCGTCCCGACGCCGATCGCTGAGAAGTCGATCTCGTCGATTCCAGAGGTGAACGTCCGGCGGTCGCTCCACACCGTCGTGCAGTCGCCGACATCGAAGAAGAATGACAGCGGGTGGTCGTCGATGGACGCAGTCAGGCCGCTCGTCGTCGCCGACCTAGCCTTCACCCGTGCCTCCACCGTCGCCGTCAGGCTCATCGGTATCCACCCCACCCGGAGGCAGCCAAGAGCGTGTCGAACGTCTGCGGGACCGGGAGCACCTGGCTGAAGCCGGTGACCACGGGCTGACGCATCTCGAACCAGTGGGCGACGAGGAGAAGGCAAAGCCCCTTGACGGTGCTTGGGATACTCGAGCCGCTGGCTCCGTAGCCTGCCGGCCAGCGGACGACGACGCTGTTCTCGTCGCCCCGCACCGCCGGCCAGACGCCTTCGTAGACAGGGTAGATGCGGCCGGGCGTGGCGTAGTGGTCGGTCTGGAACGCACCCGTCGCCGAGGTGATCGTCTGGCTGACGCCGGCCTCGTCGCGGTAGATGACCGTCACCGTACCGCTCGCCATCGGCGGGCGGGGGAGGATGATCTCCCATAAGGGGAAGCAGTCATAGCGGGCCTCGAGCGTCTGGGAGATCAGGCTGATGTCCAGCACGTTCTCGACGTACTCCGTCGCCATCGCGATCAGGCTGGTCAGGTAGGTGTCCTCGTCGGAGGTGTCGACGCGGCACTGCGTCTTCGCCTCGGCGAGCGTCACCGGGTAGACCGCCGGGGCGGTGTGCTTGATGAGGCTTCGGTACGGCGTGACGCCGGCCGACGGGTACTCCGGGGAGCCGTAGGTGATCGTGACGGTCATCGGACCTTCCTCCTGGGCTGCGGCATGGCCGCCTGCTCGCTGCGATTCTCGACCATCGCCGTCTCGAGCCGCCGCTCAAAGACCTCCTCGACCAGCCCGCGGGCGACGTAGATGCGGGCGGCGCCGTCGCCCCAGTCGAACTCTTGGCCGGCACGATACCCGGCGAATGGCTTGACGACTCTGATCCTCATGGCACAAACCCCCAGGCGCCCTCGGGCGGCTTCTTGCCGCCGTTCCAGAACTCCGTCGTGTGCTGCTGCACCTTGCCGCCTTCAGCACTCCGCGACGGCCAGGTGATCATCAGTTCGGCGTGGCCGACGCTGACGTTGGTGGCGATGCCGAGTTTGTTGCCAGCGGCGTGGAACTTCTTCCAGAAGTAGATGTCCTCGTCCACATGGCCGCCGTTGAACTCGCCCCGCTCGTTGGCTTCGTGGAGGAACCACGGCTTCTGCATCTTCTTGATCGCAGCCGTGCGGATGAACGTGCAGCCGAAGTGGGCCGTCTCCACCGGCTGGACGACCTTGCTGAACCAGTCGTTCTCGACCGTCGTCTTGTCATCCGGCGACACGCCCTCGAGGGCGAACATGACCGTGTTCGCCTCCCGCTTGGTCTGGAGCGGCGCGATGGCGTCGTAGCCGGAGTGCATCAGCAGGGCCAGGAGCGCTTCGACGGTCTTCGCGGTGAAGATCGTGTCGTAGTCGATAGTGAGCACGACGTCGTGCGTGTCGACCACCTGCTCGAGACAGCGCTGGACACACTGGCCCCAGAATACGCCAGTGTGCTTGATCGGCGCGATGCCGTGAGGCGCAAGAGCCTGCGAGATGCAGAAGAAGTTGTCAGTGAAGCCGAGGCGAGGCACGCTCATCAGAGCGGCGACCTTCACCTCGGCTTCACAGTTACCAATACGCAGCAGCATGGTTCGCTCCTTGTGAGGAGCGGGCGCGCATCCTTGCGCCTTTGTCGGCCATCATGGCCGTCCCGCTTGGACGGGACTAGCCAACAACTCGGCCGATGACACC